AGGTAATACTTCTCTAGACGATTCTTTACTGACACCAGCAGACAGCATGGCGTTATAAAGCAGTTCAGACTGATCATAGAGCTGACGAATCTGTGAATGGAAGTAATCCACCATTGAGGGATTTAGATCATCAATACTGTTTTGACGGTTTGATGTATCTTGACGACGTAGGGCTGGTAGTTGACAGTGTTCAGTAACTTGAGCATAGCGTTGACTAAACTCTTGAAATGAAAAGGATCTATGACGTAAGATTTGACTAGCAATACTACGAGTCGTAGATATTTCAACACACATGTTCACCATTTCAAAGGGTGACCAATGTTTATGTTTGATCAGGTATTTAATTAGACGAGCACTGGTCTCAGTGTTGTTTTGGTTAGAAGGATTGGAGACTCTAGCCATGTAGCTAACAAGCTGGTCTCCATCTGGTGTTGAATGGATAAGCTTAACTGTATTCATATGTATTTATATATGATGGATGTAAGTAGATCTGTATAACAACGGATGTCGATTCAGGCGACATAGATGTTATAAGTAATCAGTCGGTTAAATAAGTTAAATAAGATACTTGAGAAATGTCCAATCAGAGGACATTAAGTAAAGGGAAGATTGTCTCCCCTTTGTACAGAAAGAGGGAGTCCACCTCTCCCCCCTCCTGTATACATCCGGGGTTAAGCGCTGTAATCCTCTTAAACCCAGTTGGGGACTGAGTTTTTGTCTAGATTTCTAGCTTTGTCTCGTTGCTCTTTTGTCATGCCAAAAACAAGGTGATTAGCGGAGCTTTGGGGGTCATCAATAAAGCCTTGAAGGATGTCATTCCACTCTTCCCGTTTCCGTGTATTGATCACTTCTTGAGCTGAGATCCCCATAGCTTCTGTGAAGTACTGGACACCTTGACTAAGGCAATCAAGTCTGTCGTCATGCTTAACGGCAAACTTCTCTTTGCACATACGGCTCATTTGGTAGAAGAGCATGTAGAGGAGTCTAGATTCGGGTGCAGCATCTTTGTTGGAGTTGTAGTCCCAATCAATAACAGCGCGATCCACAACAAGCCGATGCTGATTGAGGACAGGTTCAAGGGTGTCAATGATACGTTGTTCTTTTCTGATTGTTGCTCGGACTTCTTCAATAGTGATTCCTTGTTTGGTTTGTAGTAAGTGTTTCCTGAAAAGTTCACTGACGATGCCGTCACCGAAGTTCGTTTCGATGACTAATTTAGTGACGTTATATTTGCGGCAACCTTTGAGAATGTCTAAAAGAGTGTTGTCCGAATAACCGTCTCTATAGGCCCTCATTTCATGTAAGTAAAGGAATCCATTACGTTGGGAAATAAAGGCTGCTGCAGTCTCATCTGAGCCCCTTCCAGAGGGGTCTACGGAGCATATAGTCTCTTGGTACGGACCCCATTCACCTTGGATCTGCATTGGACTGTAAAAATAGTCACCGGGTAGACCAACAGTTGGGGCTTCTTTAATGCAGTTTCTAGGATCAGAGCACCAGATCATTGAGTCAGGTGCATTGGTTGGATTGACACTAGTAACGATCAGATCAGCCATTTTTAACGGGAACTTATCTGAGTCAGACAAGCTGGTATCCAGCATGAACTGAAGCGAGAAGTTAGAGCGACCCATCGCTGCTTCCCGTTCAATCAGATCTTCTTCGTCAAAGCGATCAGGATCTGTAGGTGACCAAGGTTCTACACCGTTGTCTGCATCTTCTTGGAGTTGTGGTGCAATCAAGCCTTCGTAGTTAGCTAACTTACGGGGCAGACGTGCTGGCCAAACAAAGGGTCTGTAGTTACGTTCAGCTAATTTACGGAATACGGTAAATGTAGTTTGTGGTGTACCGAGGTACATGATCCGTGAATCTTCTTTAGGTGTAAGAATGGATTCAGCTTCAGTGCATAACTGAAGGAGCTTCTCCCTCATTAACTCAGTCATTGAGTTACCAGGAACTTCGATATCGTCAAGTACCATCAGATCTGCACGGCTCCCGGTCAGTTGACCAGTTATTCCTACTGATTTGACGGAGGGGGCTTGGTGAGGACTGCAATTAATATCAAAGCTGATGCGAGACCAACGACTGTTATCGCCATCGGGAATCATATGTTTGAGCCATGGTGTCTCCATGATTAGTTTTTGTAAAAAGATAGACATATTGTCAGCCCTCTCTTTAGAGGCTGAAATAATCATGATCTTTTTTTCGTTGTCATTAAATAAGGTCCAAAGAACGAAAGCTCCAGTAATCCAAGATTTACCGACACCACGGAAAGCTTGGACCTGGAGACGTTTAGGACCATGCTGTAAGTAGTCAGCGATGGCATATTGAGCACGGGTAGGGCTAGGTAGCTCTAACTGTGTCCACATCGCCTGGAGGAATAACTTAAAGTCACCCCTCAGCAGGTCGAGTGTATTCATTTATTTTTTCTTTTTCTTTTTAGGGCCTACGATTTTTGGTCCAACAATCTTTGGTCCTACAATTTTTGGTCCAACACGTTTACGACTACGAATCCTTCCATCAGGATCCATTGTGTTGTAGTTACCGTAGTTATTAGCAGTAGGTTGTGTTTTTTGCTTACCTTTAGGAACATTAGGTTTACCTTTTAGGGTTCCATCAGTAACTCGACGTGTTGCAATATCAGCTGCTGCGATAGCAAGTGCGGGGTTTTTAACAGCTGCACGAACGACCTTTGCTGCAGTACCTGTACGCGCTAATTTACGCACTGCTCTAGCCTTTCTACCTGGGTTAGCTGCTTTGACAGCTTTAGCTTGTTTGATCTGTGAACCTACACGAGACGCTTTAGGTGTAGCTGCCTTAGGCGGTGTGTTTGTTGGTTTAGGTGTTGTACGTGAGCCTTGTAGTCCAGAGACACGTTGACTTGGGCCTTGCTGTGGGGCAGTACGTGGACCTTGAGCACCCCGTGGTGTAGAACTAGCTGGTTTAGTTTTTACCTTAGGTGGTGTTTTAGCTGGTGTACGTTTTGTTTTAACTCCTTCTAATGCTTGACGGAGCCGTGGTGAATTGACCTTACCGCCTTTACCTGTAGTGACTTTAGAAGCACCTGAACCTTTCTTTCCACTACGTTGAGCAGCAGAAGAAGGCTTAGGATTATATTTAGCTGAAGAAGCAGCACGTTTGCTTCGTGTTGCTGAAGTAGTTCGTTTAGATGCGTTATTACGTGATTTGTTGCGGGGATCTCTTAATGCCATGGTTAATTAATATGCTGAAGGATTTGATTTTCTCTTTGTGTAATACCGAATGTATTTCTCATCCAGGACTGCCAGTTATGACTTCCTTTTCCCTGATTACATTTAATACAAGCTGGTACAAGATTGCTTGTAACATTCGCCCCGCCATGAGTGCGAGGTTGTACGTGGTCCAATGTAAGTTCATGTAGTTCATAAGTTTCTCCGCAATAAACACAAGTGCAGCCAAAATGTTCTTTGATACTGCGCCTCCAAAGGCGCTTTGCTTCAGAGGAATTCATGGTTATTAGGTTGTATAAATAGTGTTCAGGGGTTGGAAGTAAAGGTGTCATCGCATTCGATTTGTTTTGCGTGCTCCTTTTTGCCTATTTTTAAGGCGAGAAATGATTTTTAGATTTTCCCTGCTGTTGTTATTTGGATTGCCATCTTTATGGTCAACTTCGTGTCCAGCCGGGATGTTTTTCATTGATCGCCTTGCCCTGTGTCGGGCAGCATCTTCTTTTTTATGACGCTTTCTGTATGCTTTTAAATAGGTAGCTCTATCCGCATACTCCTTTTTCCAATTACGACCGCTTGCCATATAACCTCGACTGAACTAGTTCTGGGTCAATGGTTGGCAATACTTTTGACAATTTATCTAGTGGGCTTTCGGCATATTGGACACCACTGATGTCATTTGTTTTCAGCCAATCACAAGCTGCTTTGAGATCTTGTGTTGTTGCTTCTCCTGCTTTGATTCGAGCTAGGAACTCTTTTGTCACTAAATTATGAAGCTCATTAAATTGATCTTCAGTTGCTTTTTTCTTCATACCACGGTGAGCGTATATGTAATGGACCCATTTCAATTGGACCAGGGATTACTGGGTCTGGAGGTAGATGAGGTTTTAACGCCTCATCCACCGCTTCCCTAGCTCTTACTTTTTTGGTTTAATTGCTCGAAGTGCTTGGAGCACTAGCTGAATTACACTATTGGACTTTAAAGGTGTAAGTGCAATTACTTCTGAGGCTGCTGCAACGATGACCCACAGTACGGGGCTATTTAAAATTTCCATAAGTTCCATAAGTTAAAAATTTGTCTAGTTTGTCCTCAATTCGGACCATGTGTGTTTCGACTCTTTCCAGTGCGTTAGCAAACTCTTGCTTGCTTAGATAATCCTGTGCAACACGTAGTTCCACAGCATCAATTCGATTATCTACTTCACCAATTTTGGAGTGGAGTCTATTGGTTAGTATGACTAAGCCAGATACAAGAGCAACACCTGCTGATATTGCTGCTTCAATCATTTTTCAGTTCGAGGTAGTTTACTTTCTTCCAAAACGCTAACAGCATCTTCGGCTGTGTTTGCGTCTGCATGGCAGAAGATGATGTTTTCCTCTCTCGTTTCGTTATTAGTAATCAACCAACCATTTCCAGTGTCAGCGATTTGTTGTGCAGTGTAAAGTGATGTCATGAAAGTTCTCCTTAGATAAAGTTAATAAAAAATATACCAGTGCCGCCTGTACGATTTTCTAAGTAAAGTTTGCCGGCGCTTCCACCTGAGAATAAAGTGGCGTGGTTATCAGAGCCAGTGGTCCCAGTAGGCGGCCCTGAAGTGCTTATCTCAAATTCGGAGCCGAGGTTTACCCCAGTGGCAACAGGTGAAGTGTTCCAGTCTGCATAAATAAACCCACGGCAGTTGGCCCTTGGGTATTGCTCGTCACCACCTTCTACAACTGTAACGTATCCGCAACCTGCTTTTGGTGGTGTAATTGTAGCAAAAGCATCGTCAGAAATCGTCACTCTCATACCACCAAGTTTGTTACCACTTAATGTAATAAGGCCTGAGTGGATGATGTTAATGCCAGAAATAGAGGCATCTCCTTGTGCCGTTAAGTTTCCTTGTGGATCTAATACGATGTTCGCAAAGAAAGCCTGCCCACCGACTTCCAAACCGTAATCTCCTATACGGACTACCTCATTACCAATATCAACTTCGTCGAAAAAACCTTTATCCCACGGATCAGAAAAACTACCGATAGACGAACTAGCATTATCATGTGGATATATAGTTCCACATGTAAGAGTTCCAGGTAAATAATTGGGAACTGCATCTTCTATGTAAATGCCATAAGCATTTGTAGGTGAAGTTCCAGCATAATTACCATAATACAAGTAAGTATTATTTGTTTGTGCAGTGCTATCATTATTATCATATTCTGCTCGGAATACATAACTATTACCGTAATGATCTCCAGTACCACTAGGTATTTCTATCTCTCCATAAACCGCTGTGGCCTCACCAATGTTTCCAGTATCAGCAGCATTATATGCTTTAAAATATCCTCCAACTAAAGAGTTGGTATCAGAAGTAGAATTATCAGAAACTGCGAGTCCACGTACAGCCTGAATATTGGTTACACTACCAGCGCCTCCGTTATCTTCAGCATAAAAATAACCAGCAAATACATTTGAGTGAGTACCTGTAGAAGGAGTTACAGTAGTGTTGGCATGAACGCCAACAACCATGTCAGCGTCGCCTGTAGAATCAAGGTCAATGAATATTCCGTACGCACGGTGCTCATGATTAGTGCCCCCACCAGTAGCAGTGGAGTTGATATCCATGTATATTCCACCCTGTTCTCGGTCAGCAGTTGTGGTAGTTGAACCAGATAATGTTGAGTAAATTTCTTGTGCGAAATAGAAATCGTTGTTGGGGTTTGTTTGGTTGGCATTAATACGCAATGCACCATTTGCCTTGTTATCAACGTCAATGGTTAACGCACCAGTCATGGTGTCGTCAGTATCAGACCTTAAGAAACTAGAGGCTTGAATACCGTCCAGTTTATCTGCATCGAGGCCAGTACCGGCTCCACCATTGCCAGCGTGCCAAACGGTGTTGCCAAATGCCGTAAAATTTGACGTCGTTAATGTCAATATATTGGTTAATCCGATTGAAGTACCGGAAGTTACATTATCTTTCAATTCAAAATACATTACTGCAGCATTACTATCTACAGCACATTCAATACGTCCTGAAGAACCTGTTTTATCTGGTACCATACTTTTATGATTAAAAGTAACATTAGCATTACCACCGCCATCATTCGTTGTTAGGCAGACGCCACCACCGTCTCCCGTAATACCCATATAAGTACCGGTAGTATATATAGTTCCACTTCCGGTCAAATTACCACTGAAGGAATCATTCTCGTTTGACTTCAAATACTTGGAATCAGTTTGTGTTGTTATATCAAACGATGTAATATAACCAGCACCGTTGGTTAAACTACTGTTATTGGTCGGGATTGTTGGCTTATTGCTTAGATCGCTGTAACTGCCTGAAGTTGCAACGGTGTGTAAGTCGGCGGGTTGAACCGCTGAATCAGCTGTTCCGCCTTGTGTGGCAGTTGCGTAGTCAGTCGTTGCTGTTGCAGCAGCCGTGCCAAGTGTTGGCTTGCCGCTTAAATCGTTATAAGCACCTGAAAAACCTGCGGGGTAGCTAAGGGCTGTCCAGTCGCCTGCATCGGTTGGATCTGTACCCGTAATTACATAAACCTTGCTGTCATCATTACGAATAACCCAGTCACCTTTTTCACCAGTAACGGCCAGCATTGCTGTTTGGTTAGCAACGTTTCCTTTGTATTCGGCGATAGCGATGTCGGGCAGCTGTGAGGTATTCAGCTTTCCGCCTGTAAGGTCGGCCTTGGCGTCCAGTGCAGTTTGAGTGGCAGTAGATACGGGTTTGTTCGCGTCTGTGGTGTTGTCAATGTTGCCTAGACCTACGTCACCCTTCACCAGAGTCACAGCTCCGGTTTTGCTGGCTACGCTGGTTACGACGTTTACTTCTGCACCTGCTGCGATTCCATCTAGCTTCGTGTGGTCAGCAGTCGTGAAATTCTCATCTGTTGCTACATAGTTGGCGTCGATTACCGTGTCTGGGTCAATCGTTGGGATTGATGGTTTGCCACTTAAGTCGCTGTACGAACCTGATGTTGCAACGGTAGAGAGATCTCCAGGCTGAACAGCGGTGTCAGCAGTGGAACCTTGAGTGGCTGTTGCATAAGCTGTTGCGTCAGTAGCAGCGGCAGTGCCTAATGTTGGTTTACCACTTAAGTCGTTGTAACTGCCAGATGTGGCAACGGTTGCAAGATTCGCTTCGTTCAGATCGACATCTGCTTGAACGGCTGCAACAGCGGATGCCGTTGTTGGATCAGCCTCCAGCGTATTGAGCCTGTTACTTAGAGCCAGATCTGCTGCATCAGAATCGGCCTCGTTTTGATCTACGTCGGCCTGGATCACATTACGGGCAGCTAGTGCAGCAGCCTCGTTGGCATCTACATCAGCTTGAATCGTGTTACGACCTGCTAGTGCGGCAGCTTCATTAGCGTCGACGTCAGCTTGAACTGCTGTAATAGCTGAATCACAGTCTGCTTCGTTCTGATCAACATCTGCTTGTACAGCTGCCAAGGCAGCGTCTGCGTCTACTTCATTCTGGTCAACGTCTGCTTGAACAGCTGCTACAGCAGTTGCCGTAGTTGGGTCAGCTTCTAGTGTCGTGATACGTCCAGAAAGAGCAGCGTCAGCGGTATCGCCATCAGTCTCATTCTGATCTACGTCAGCTTGTACTGCTGCAATTGCTGCATCAGCGTCAGCCTCGTTTTGATCAACGTCTGCCTGAACAACTGCTAGGTCAGCGGGTTGTGTCGCGCTGTCGGCCAAGGTTCCTTGTGCTGCTGTTGCATAGTCAGTGGAGGCAGTTCCTGATGCTGTGCCTAGACCTGCGATGTCACTTGTTGAAAGAGTTACAACGCCTGTTCTTCCTGCTACAGAGGTCACAGGAGCAGCTGGGTATGTGAGTTCTGTCCAATCACTTATTAGTGTTGGGTCAGCTCCAGTAATTATGTAGATTTTTCCGTCATCGGTGCGTGTACACCAGTCACCTTTCTGACCTGTCAAGGCAAGCATTGAACTTTGATTAGCTACCCCACCCAGAAAATCAGTGACAGCAATTTCTGGTAGTTGTGATACTAGGAGCTTTCCACCGCTAAGATCTGCTTTAGTTGCTAGTTTTGAATCTACATTTGTGATGTCGTCCTTTAAAGCTAACTTTGTATCTACAACCCCTGTATCCTCTTTCAAGGCAAGTTTAGCGTTTTCGTTTGCAACATTAAGAGCTAGCTTCTGATCGACAGTTGTGATATCTTCTTTAAGTGCCAGCTTTATATCTTCCCCGGCCACATTTTGAGCTAGCTTGCTATTAACGCTAGTGACGTCATCCTTTAATAACAGCTTAGTGTCGACACTATTGATGTCATCTTTATTCGCCAGTTTGGCGTCAACACTTGTGATGTCATCTTTGAGTGCTAGCTTTGCGTTTTCATTGATTACATTTTGCTCTAGCTTGGTGTTTACGCTAGTAATGTCCTCTTTAAGAGAAAGCTTTATATCTTCATTAATGACATTTAAAACTAGCTTTGCATCGACTACACTAGAGTCGTCCTTAAGTGCTAGCTTTGCATCCTCGTTTACTACATTGGCTGCTAACTTTGCGTCTACATCGGTAATATTCTCTTTAAGAGCCAAGTCCGCATCTGTTGGGATGTCCCTTGTTTGTCTTTCTACTTCGACGCCACCTTCTGTATATGAAAAGTTGTCGAATTTAATTTTACCGACATTATTAATTTCTCTGCCTGTCATATTCAGGTCAGAGTACAGCCTTGTTTCTTGTGACTCTAGAAAAGGCGTACTTGCGTCATAGGCCCAACCTCGACCGTGTAGCGACATGTTTGTGTCGCGTAAGTCTAGAATAGCTCTTAGTACTTGTGTTTGATTCTTATTTAGGTCGGCTGCATTAATTGCTGTTCCTGGTGAAAATACAGCTTTTGCATCTGTCAGACCTGTGTCTCCGACATCTGTTTTTCTTAGGATCAGTACGTTTCCTGTTATCCCGGCTGGCGGCGCTGAAGGTGCTGAACTATTAAATGAAGTTGTCATAAGCTTTAATAAGAGGATTTAAGGTGAATATCCCGGTGGATCTGGTATCGGATCAGTTTCACCATCACCTGGGGGTGGACCTGGATCTCCTGTTTCACCATCACCTGGATCTGGA